ATTGTCAAAATATCCGTTTCATTAATTGTAAGCTCACAAGGTACACCGCAAATCGTAGCTAGTTCGTTAAGATAGTCTTGTATAGTTTCTCTATTAGAATTTACCCAAAGCTTCTTGAACTGTTCAGCTGAAAACTCAATCTCTTCAGTCGCTCCCAAACTTCCCGCAATTCTTACACCCATTAAAGCAGGATTAAGATTGTGAGATATAGCCACTTCTTCTTTATATTCCTTACTCGTTTGCTCGAATAAAGCATGATTGTCCGTTGTGCTTACTACGTCAACTTCAGGTAAATTGTCCTTACCATTAGCCTCAACTTTCATAGCTCGACCGTAGTTCTTCGCTCCTTTTGCGTTGTGTCGCATCCCGGCACTCCAAACGTCACGCTCATCAGGTGACATGATGTAAGGATATTTGTATATTACACTTGGCTGTATTCCGTTTTCAATTGCTGACTTATGAAGCAAAGCAATATCAGCACCTACCTTTTGCCAGTTTGCCGAAGAAACCCAATCAGGCATACCATACGCACGAAACCCACCTACCCAATTCTTAAGCTCTAATACTTGCCACTCATCAGTATTGCCTATTTTGTAAGGTGTAAAAATCAGTTGACTAGTTGACCTAGTCCAATCTCTCGAATAGAAATAGTGTGAAGGTGTATCGTTGAACAAACCGACCTGAGCATTTCTTATGCTTTCAGGATCAACTAATTTGAAATGTGTATATTTTTTATATTGCTTTGAATAGTGAACTAAAGCAATTACTCGACCATGCTTAACGAAATCTAGTACAACATTTTCACTAGACTTCTTAAATTTCGACATCGTTTCAAATTGCTTAATAGCAATCTTTTCCGAAACATCTAGATTATCGTAATCATTCCATTCGTAACCATTCCCAATTACGCTGTACTTTTTAAAGTTGCAGCACGCTTGATGCATTGGTGCTGAAATGTACAACTGATTTAAAATCTGAGGATAAAGATTCTGCTCCCCAAACCAAACACCACCAGTTCTATTAACGTAATCATCAACGAATGGCTGCGATAAATCTTGACCTTCAGTATTGATTGTTCTAAAACATTCTAATTCTTTATTCTCTACTTGTGGCTGTGGTGTTATATCTTTACTAAACCATCCCATATCAATTTCCTATTTGTGTTGTAACAACTATAAATCCTCTTTGTAAAATCCTGCCCGTAGTATCTAATACATCCAACGTAGGCAATGCGCTTTCATATACACTATATGACCATTCGCCTTCAATCAAATACACCTCGCCAGCTAATCCATCCGCATTAGTTGTTTCAGTTATGACGATTAAATCGTATCTAATATTTGAAGTTGCCTGAAGTGAACAGCTAACAGTTGCGCCATCCAAATCAAACTTATTTGTGAATACTAATAAATAATACGGGTCCAACAATTGTGACCGCTCCGACAAAGTGACGCAAATATTATTAACCGTATTTTTTTCTATGACAAAATTACTCATACAATTATATATGTACAAAAAAAGGGGTTTGTTTGTCAAACCCCTAATTTTCATGCAAATTAAATTTAAACAGCTGCTACAAGCAAATTTGCCGCTACAACTGGATCTACTTTGTACATCATGTGACGCTCATTTTCTGATGTCAATGTTACGGGCATTTGTTGACCCGCTGCACGTGTGTTGTTAGTAGTTGTCGAGTTAGCTGACAAACGTAAACCTTGGTCACTTCCAAGCATCCACCAATCATCATTGTTATCTTGAACAACTGCAATTAAATCTCTTCGTCCCGCAGCAAGTAAACTGATTGCGTTACGCTTTCTTAAATCAATTCTTCTAAATCCTAACTCACAAGTTTGTGAATAAGAATGTGTATCAGCTACAAGGTCGCCAGTCCATTCTTGGCTAAACATTGAAGTATCTTTCGGTAAAGGAAAGTCCTCAAATTTAGTTCCAACTGTTCTAGTAACTGCTGTCACTTCGCCATCGGTATCAGGCGCTGAAGTTGCTGTAACAGTAAGTCCCGTCACATCTTCAAACGATCCGATAAGCGCACGTTTAATTGCTCCGAGATTATTATCTCCGCAGTCTTTAGGTATTCCCACTAATGGGCTACAAATTGCCATATCTTTCTATATTAAATGATTAAAAAATAGGAGGGCTTTTACACCCTCCGTTAATTAGAATGTATGGAAGTAAATCTCTTCAGCGTTTGTATATGAAGGTTGGAATTTGAAATCTACACGAACTCCAATCTTTCTAGACAAAGTAGTTTTCATGAAATCAACGATGTTGAATCCTAACTCTTCGTCCATCAAGTCCATGATGTTAACTAAGTTATTCCAATAAGTTGCAATGATAACGTTATCAGAAGCTCCATCAGCTCTATAAACTGGTGTGCCTTGGAAAGTTAAAGTAACATTCTCAATGTAGTACAATCCACTTGCTTTGTTGTCAGCTACTGCATCAGCTAAAGCATCGTAAACATTTGTAGAACAAATATAAACGAAATCTTTTCTACGTCTAACACCTTTAGGCAATACGTTACGTGCTTGCTTTAATTTATCGATAACGTTAGCGTCAGTAATTGCAGAAGCAACACCACCGTTACCAGCTGATGGGAAGATAATATTTGGATCAACTACCATTAAAGTTTCCAATCCATCAACACCATTTGCAGCAACTGTTCCTGTGAACGTGATGATTTCCATTTGCTCAGTTAACTCTTCAGCTAATTTGTCAAAAAAGAAGTTCATAAATGCAAAATTCTGATTGAAGCTATTTGATCCTCTAGCCAATTGGTCAGATACAAATGACTCTTCCAAAGAAGCAACACAAAAGATTGTTGAATACATCAAAGGCTTAACTTCGTATTCTTTTTGTGAAAGCGTTGTGTTATCAAAGTTAGGCTCACATGATCCAGCTTTGATATTAACACCAGTTACATCAACACCACCCAAGTTAACACGATCTTTAACTCCTAACAATTGACGGAATTTAGAACGAGTTTTCTCGTCTCCGATCATTGCTTTACGGAAATACTCAGTAGCATTTGTTGTGTATTCTGCTGAAGCATCAACAACCATAGCCATTTCAATTTCCTTACCCTCTGCTGTTGTCGGGTCAAAAAACGCTTTCTTTGCGTTCTTAAAATCTTCCTTAGAAAGATTAATTGTTTGTCCGTATAATTTTACTGACAATTCGTTTACTTTACTCATTTTATTTTTGGTTTTTAATTGTGTTTATACTATCAGAAATCTTACGCCAAATTGGACGATTATCTGACATTTCTACGGGAAGTTCCTCTAATAAAGGTGCTTCCAATTCACTCTTTAACTTTGCGATTTCACTCATTAGACTTTCTTGTGCAGCCTCTAGTTTAGCGATTCGGTCATCTTCAACAACTGGTGCTTCTTCAACAACTGGTGCAACGATTTCTTCAACAGGCACATCTGCCATTTCTTCAGGTGTTGCCTCTGCAACTTCTTCAATTACTTCTTCTTGTTCAGCTGTAACCTCTTTCTTTTCGATAACTACGCCATCTTTTACAACGTAGATTGTACCGTTAATTAAGTGTTCGCCATCAGGAAGCAAGATTTGTTCTTTCTCCATTTTTGATAATTTAATTATTGATAAATTTATTAATGCTTCTATTGAATAAGCGTGTTTCTTATTTGCTTTGATTTCGTTCTCCCAATAATCTTTGTTCGTTATTTGTGATAAAACAAACAGCGTTCCAAATGGTAATCTGCTTTGGTCGAAACCATATTCAGTGTAAGCCTTATCATCTGCGCTTTCTGAAATCCAAGAATCCAAAACATACGAAGGAGCTGTGCTACCTTTGTGCGTATCTTTGAATAAATCATCCTTTTCAAGCGTTCCATTAGACAAAGCTATCTCATGCATCTCCTTAATTGTTTCAGAAGAAAAGCGCATATTATAACGTCCTATTTCATCGTCCCTAAAAATATCTTTATCAGGGACCAATAAAGGAGCGCAAACTTGCATTAACTCATCCTTAGATAAGTAAGCATTTAAAGTTGTTGCTTCGTAATCATCCAACCTTGCTACAACTTGCGGCACGAATCCAACACGCCTAACCTCGTCATCTTCGTAATCCTCAAAGTATATTTGACGCTTCCATACGTGTCTGCATCCATACGAGCCTTTGTAGTCGAATATACTATAGTTTCCAAACTCAGGATTAGATAAACCGTTTGTGATTTCTTCCTCAGTATAAAGTCTACCTAAAGATAAAATCTCTGAACAAAAAGAACGAGTCTTATCATCATTTGGTCCTTTGTATTCATAACGAACTAACCATTGTCCACCGCCACCTTTCTTTTGGAAATCATTATAACTTTCTGAATCTTCAATGCCTAAATTGATTGAACGCTTTGAAAGATATTCTTCCTCCGTTACTTCAATCCAATTCTCAGGCTTAACAATTCCAACCGTTTTAAGATACTCAAGTATTTTAGCCTTAACTAATTCATCAGCTACTAAACGTGGATCGTGTGCATTTAGATAAACACCAACCTCTTCAATTGCAGGATCATTAACGTACGCAATATTACGCCATCCGAAAGCTGGTTGCGCACCCTCTCGGATTGGTTTTAGTGTAACGTAATAAGTCGCAATTTCTGACATACACTATATATGTGAAAAAAACTTATTTGTTAGATTTTATGTAAGATAATTGGTTAAATGCCAGGTAAAGATTTTGGTCTAGCACATCGTTAAATTTTGTTATATCGAAATCTGAAAGCATATTTAAAACAACCATCCATTGGTTATCACCTTGCTTTGCCCTTGTTTTCATTTCTAATTCATACTCCGCTTTCTCCTCTTCGTTTAGTTCTTCAACTTTAACATCTGCATAAGGATCACTAAACAATTCGTAACTATTAAAAAACGTTTCACGAAATTTATTGTACTTTTTACAAGCTCCTAAAATTTGATTAATTGGTAACTCATCAATTAACTCACTTCGATAATCTACATTCACATTTTTATAGTCCTCCGTAATTACATCGTAGATACCACCGCCACTTTCAGCAAGGTAAATAGTCGAAGCTATTTGTGAAATGTTTGGCGTGAATCCCTTTGAAACATATTCCTCTAGGTTAATGAATTGTCGAAGCGTTAACTTAGAAAATGGTTGTAACTTTAAA